CTGGACCCCATTGGAATGCTCCAGCAAATGCACCGGCTGTCTGTTGAACTGAAGGCACAACGGTTGTTGCGTCAACTTCAGCCACATTAAGGCCTGGAGAGATTTGAAATGCCATTTTATTCTCCTTGAATTATTATGTTCTCTTGGCAAAATACCATATTCTATATTTATGAATCGCTGGATTTACAACCTGCCGTACCATTCTCTGGCATACTTGGCATAGGCTTCATTACCGTCAGCCAATTCCCACAAATCTCCACCAATTAACTCGAAATCGTGTTCCAAACCATCTTCAATAATAGGTGCTGGCAGCACATCATCGTCCATCTGGTTCATTGTTTCCAATTGAATTTGTTTACGAATGTCGTGATTCACAATTTCTTTGAAGTATTGTTGTGTTGTTATCCACGAAAAGATAACTAAAGACATAACCATATCATCATTGGCACCTTCTTCAGCTGAGAACGAGTTCTTTTGTTGAATAAAAGTTGTCAATTCTGAATATGTATCAAAATCATTAATTAGAAGTTTGTCACCTTCAATCAAGGTCTTTAAGTTTGAACAACCAATTGCCTTAACTTGAGGTGACATTTTCAATCCCATCTGAACACCACGGGAAAAACCAGCCGATAATTGTTGAGGTTTCTTATTGCCTGTGAATATTTTCCATAGGTTTTCATATTCAAAATCCGTATGTAACGAGTCGGCCACTTGCGGATTGTTGTTAATTTCTACCAATACATACGCATCATTGTAGTATCTGGCTGTATTATAGATGACTGTTGGGAAAAGAATAGGTGTGATTGATGAACTCTTATATGTGGCCACTTGTTTGTATGGCGTTTGTGAGATATCAATAACAGAAAAAGTAGAACTGTCAAGGTTTTTACCTTCCGAAACGTCAACTGTAATTGCATATAGGTGGTCAGACCTAGATTCGTTGATACCTTCTTTGACGGGATGTTCATAGATTTTCAACAAATCGTGGTTTGCAATTGGGTCGTTATAAACCAATTGTTGTAGTTTGTAACCAGAAATCAATGTGTTAGAAGAACCCAAGAACTCAGTTTCAAACTCCTGTTGGAACTGACGTAAAGAAGTGTTACGAATTGTTTCTTCTTTCCATTTCTCATCACGGCCTGGTACATGTGACCAGTGAATCTCAAAGTTGGTATAGTTGTTCTTCTTATTAATTGAGTCCATCCACAACTTGTAAAATAGGTTCATACCATTAGGAGTGGAAACAATAATAATCTTTGTCTTTTTACCCGATGAAATTACAGGGTAAACAGAGTTAAAGAATTCTTCTGCAATATTATTTGGAACGAAAGCAAATTCGTCCAAGAATACGATGTTGAAAGAACCTCCACGAATCGCAGAAGATGATGTAGATGCTGCAACAATCTTAGAACCGTTCTCTAATTCAACGTTACCTTTGTTCCAGGTGACAATACCTTGCTGTAACCACATAGGTAGATTCTCATAGGCCAGTTGGTATTTGGCCAAAATGTCACGAGCTAGTGCGCCCTTATTTGCCAGAACGGCACAATTTTGTTGGTCAGTAAAGATGGTTGCCCATAACATATAGGCTACGGTTGTGGTAGTTTTACCAACCTGACGAGGACATTTGGTAATAACAAAACGATTGTCCTTGAAAAGTTTCAACATCTTTTCTTGGAACGGCCACATCTTAAAGTTGATTAGACCTTCATCAACGTTGACAATCTTAATGTAGTTCTTTGCAAAATACACAGGGTCTTTAGAACATTTAATGTACTCATCAACCTGTTCTTGTGTATATTCTACTTTGACACCGGCTTTTTTTAAGAGAGGATTGTCCCTATATGCCTCGCCAAACTTTAAATCAACAGTTTCAATCATTCTTTATTGTTTAGAAGTTTATTTAATTCAGCTGTTGAACCAACAAAAATTGCTTTGTCAATCTTGGTATCACCATCACCCTTTTTCTTACCATCCATATCACGCATAGTTTTTTGGATGTTTAAAAGTTCTTTGTTGGCATCTACCATGTTTTTGAGTAGAGTTCCATAGACTTCAAATGCTCGTGGGTGCTGGCCATCTTTTGCAATTTGAAGAATTACTTCCATTGCATCTTTGCCTTGGTCAATAATTTCTTGCAAGTTTTCTTTTGACTGCTGGTAAGCATCAGTCAGGTCTTGTTTCACATCTGGTTCATTATATTTAACGGCAACGACTTCAGAAGATTTTTTCTTTTCTTCATTAACAGGTGTCACATCAAAAATTTGTTCCATATTCTTATCAAATGTGTTCATAATTTTATGGGTATTCTTTTATTATCGTGTTGGCTGTATAAGGTGAAGTTGCGTTAGCAGATAATGGATTTGGTCTTACATCAATCTGTACATATTTAACAGGTGTAATATTATAAGAAGTAAATCTATAATTGGCTCTGGTATTTACACCATATATTGGTTGTGTTGATGTAAAATCACCATTGATGTTATCTAAGTGTAAAATGTTATTTTTCCAAAGCACAACTCTTGCTGTGGCAGTTGCTGTTTGTGGTGTATAACCTTGATACACTGTTTCACCCAATTGATAATTACCAACACCTGATGCAGCATTCATAGAAAATTCAACAACATCACCATCAGATATTTGATTATATATTGATGTAATTGAATGTGTAATAAGATTTGTGCTTGTAGATTTACCAAATATGTAACCTTTGACTGTAAAGTTTAAGGTCCAAATAATCATTCTTGGATCTTTTTCTCTATTGCCTTCATAAGTTATATCTGATGTACAAGAATTTAATACAACAGGAACTTCTTTTATGATTCCCATTTCTGGAACCATATTAATTTTGATTGTATAATCTGGTGTAAAAAATGGTATGATGTGTTCTAGTACTTGAGTACCATCTTCAATGTTACGAACATACAAATAAAGATTAAAATCAAAATTGTATGGTACTGGATTGTATTGTGATTTAATACCTGATGTTGTTGAAGCTACATTTTTGATATTTGTATTTTGTTTTCTGGAAGTATCATATGTAAGTCCGGTCATTTCAAAAGATAATCTTGGCAAGGTCATTTGCACTTTTTTGTCTAGTGTTAAATCTTCTTCAAGTCTCATTACATATGATTCTTTTGTTGCATAAGCAATAGGCACCAAAAATCTTTCAGATTCCGTTAAATCTGGATTGTATTTCACCATAGTGATGTCATTAAATAAATTACCAAAACCCACTACAAGTTTTCTTATTGTTCTATTGTAATATGGTGTTGACATTAGATTGGTCCAAATGGGTTAATTTCAGAGAAGTCTATAATTGTATTGGCTTCGCCGTGAATGTGTTCGTTATCATAGACTTCATTTCTAGTACTATCCAACATAGGATCAAATGTTATTAATGTATGCCTTGCATTACTTGAAATTCCAATAACTAGTCCACCATTCACAAACTCACCAGCAATATTGGTAACACTTAATGTATTAGAAGTATTACTCCAACCTTGAACAGTAGCTACAACTGTAGCATTAGCATAAGTATTATCGGCCGATTGATATACAATTTCTTTTTGTGTATAGTTTCTCAGACCTCTGTTTAAATTTAAATCAATTGTATATGCAGACTGTGTTACAACATCATCAATCTCAAATACACCGGTAGTAATACGTTCTTGTGAATACTTGAATTTCTCCATCTCAAGTTCGTAGTAATATGGAATTTTGCGGCCCAACATAAAGAAATCTTTTGTTTGATTAACAAATTTAATTTCAAACAATTCACCAGTACCATTTAGAAAAGGTACATAAATCAAATCACCTTCACGTGGTCTGGTGAATAGTGCTTGTGGTACTCGTTGTGAAAAAGAACGCTTAGAGATAATAACATTGATATTGTTTTTAATCTCAAGTCCAAACTTAGAGAAGAACTCTCTTTCACCACCATATTCCATAGAACTTGATAGATAGAATTCTACAGGAAATGCTGAGTTGAATTTTTTAACCGGATCTTCACCATAAAGAATGTCTCGGTCTTCCTCGTTTTGAATAGGCAGGTAGTATGCGTCAAAACCCATAATCTTTATGGATTCTGTGATGAGGTCCTCTACTACCCGTTGTTCGGCTAACGAGTTATAATTATTAAAATATTGGCTGGTCGCAATCTTAGGTGCCTACTCTTTCTTGTTTTCTTTTTCTATTCAAAGCTGATTGTCTCATTTTTTCTATAGTTTCTGGAGAATGTTTTTTGCCAATTTGTTTTTTTGCAACTATACTTAATTTCTTTTTAGTCTCATCGGCTACAATACGACCTTTTCTACTTTCACTCATTTTCTTTTTAGTTTCATCAGAAAGTTTCCAAGTTTTGCCTTTTGCATGTTGATTACCAATTTTTGTCTGGTTAAATTGATTTCTTCTAATATTTTTTTCTTCTTCTGATAAATTGTTCCAAAATAATTTTGATTTTTCTGCCAACAATTTTCTATGATTTTCGTCCTGCATTACTTTTTTAATACGTTCACTATTTTGTTTATTTTGTTCTTCTGTTGGTTTCCATCCAAATGTTCCTTCACCACCATCAGTTTCATTATAACCATTTAATTTTGTATCTAATTTTTTAATCCAATTTTTTTCTTTTTCAAACAATTCTTCTTTTGTATTAGCCTCATCTAACTGATAAACAATAAAATTTTCTAATCCATGTTTCAACATAGCACTATGTATGTAACAATGTTTTGATGAACCAGGGTTTTTGGCAATTTGTTTATGTTGTTTATAACGCCTATTGATTTCACCTTTGGTTACACCAATGTATTTTTTACCAGTCAATTTATTTTCTATACAATATACTTTCATAAAGTTCTCCTTTTTATTTTATTTATATAAAAAGGACATTTGAGCACCATTAGAATATTTACTTAATTCATAAACATTTCAAGTGGGGCCCCATATTTGTCACCAATTTCAGCGTGTAAGGCATTAATTTCATCTGTGGCTTCTTGGTAAATCTTGTCACCATTTAATGTAACACCACCTGGTAGTTGAATACCATTAAACTTTTTAAGGTTATTACCCCAAGAACGTTTGATTAATGCAGTGGCATATTCTTTTAACCAACGGTCATTCCATGCTTGTGTGTATATTGCAGGGTCTATGTTTGCATAACATTCTGCAACAACTACTGTACCTGCAGGTGCTTGTGATGAACCCCAAGCCCAATCAATATACAGTCTTTGCATATGTCTTTGAAACCTAATAGGAACTTCACCTGTAAAGTTTTGTTCCAACATTCTTAGGTGTTGTTGTGTCATTGTATAGTTGATGTATGATGCAGATGTGAAATCATACAACTCATTTAAACGTAGTTGGTATCTAAGGTCAAACATATTGATTGTTGCCTGAGAATCATACAAAGGAAATATTCTGGTGACACCAACAATTTGCATAGCATTATTTGAAGAATCTGTTGCAGTTGATAAATCCAAATATCTTTGAGTAACATCACCTGGTAGTAATGCTTTGATGTAATAAACTTTTTGTAGACCATCAAAGTGATAGTCTTGCCAATATTGTAGTGCATCATCTATTCTATCAGACACTTGGTCATCATCAACGTTAATTTCAATTACAGGAAAACCCAATCTTCTTAAACAATAATCTTTGAATTGCTCCCTTGATGTTATTGTTGCCATTTTAAATATCCTTTGTATATTATTTGTTTTCCGGTATGATAAGGTATTTATAATTGATTATTAAACAACCTCCCAACAGCATCAAGTAGATTACTATAAATTTTAATAGAATATCAACTGACGGAAGTGTTCTTGAAACAACTGACGATTAACCCATAAGTATTCCAACCCATCAACAGTTGTAAATATTTCCATTCTGTTACCAAGACCAGCAGTACCAGCAATATATGGGAATACACCAGCACCGTGAATCCAATTGGTGTTTACATCAAGATAATATAATCTTTGTGTTACGTCTTTAGTAAAGTACAAGCGATTGCCGCCATCATATGCAAACATACTGCCACTACCTAATGTTTCTGTATTCGGTGTTGTCTGTAGGTGAGTTACACGGTCTGTTGTTAAATCTAATCGGTCAAAGTAAGCCGAAGCACCACCACGTGGCATCAACATATATTTGCCTCGGTTGTTTATGTTTGAGTTACCCGATATCCAGGATAAGTTGTGATTGACACCCTTGATTGGAATTGATAACGAAGAGTATACACTCACATTGCTGAGTGGTGCTGTTGCTGTGGAGAAAGTTAATGTACCTGTTGTAGGAGCCACAACAGTAATAATTAATTCCTGATTCAGGCCAGTTGCGCCACTTTGTA